GAATGCTCTAGCTTGTCCAACCTTATGAGGGTTGTAAGATACTAACCTTCCACCCGCAACTGAACTGACAATCTTTTTTAATAACAGCAGGCAACGGCTCATGGGAGAATCATGTCGGAACGCTTTTTAATTCATTCCGCTGGTCATTGTTGATTATCCTGACCCCTCCCACGAACCTGTGTCTGCTGTTATTGAGTTGTTAAAGTTCTATCTATCTTCTAAATTATCTCTATAAGAGTCGGGGTCTGCTTCTTTCTTAGGTGTTGGCTCTTCGTCTACCCCGGACATTTTATCTAACTGATTTTGATACTGTTGTTCTGCCCACTCTTCGTTTGTTTTGTTGCTCATTTGTTTGGCATTTACATAATTCATAATAATCTCCTCCTGGTACATTCGGCCTTTGTACCAAAATTACTCTCTGATCTTTACATATTTGGCATTTAATTTTTTTTCTCATACTTATATTTTATACTTGCTATAAATTTAATGCAAGTAGGGGGTGTGGATAAATCAAACTACTAACACTGCAATTTCTTTTGCCCGTTCAGCTGTGAGGGATTTCTGTTTTCTTGTATCACGCTCGTGCAAGATGTTACCAATAGGAATTAAACAGAAAAATCGTGGATATTTAATAACAATATAAGCCGGCTCCTGACGAAGATAAACATAATCTGGCTCGCCATTAACACCCTGAACACGTATAAGGACACCTTTCTTACTCTCGTTGATAGCGACAGCGTATTGTATCTGACGGTCGTCTAGTTCCTTAAAAGGAAAATAATTCTTACCTCTGGTATCTTTAGTCTCTATCGAACAAGTTGGCCTTGGGTTAGCTTCAATCCACGCTCGGAGTTTGAGACCGAAGTTGGCTTCTTTCTTTTTTATAATTTTAGGAAGTTTTGGTAAAAACAAAGGTTTCCCATTTTTATAAATTACGACATCATCCAACATTCCAATATATCCATTTTTATTATTCATATTTCCATTCCGAAGGCACGAAATCCTTGCCTTCTTGTATTACTTTATAAACATTCTGATCAGCCCGACCGCCAATCAGATAATAATAAGCGACCGGATGAAGATCATGAATGCGACGCACACGAAACTTCATCTGCACCCAATCCCTAACCTTGTAGCTCATACTAGCAAACATGATAGCCGAGAAAGTATTAGCATCAAAGCCGACACCAAGACTTGCCTGCACCACTAAGAAACATTCATCACTGTCATTTGCCTGTTTGAGTATATCCTCCTGGTTCTTAACGCCACCATGGACCATAAATGTTTCTCTATCTTTACCTAGCTGTTTGGCTAATTCTTCCAACTGTTCAATATAATAAGCCACTACCAAAACTTTGCGATAATCTTTAGCGATGTCTAAAATCTCTTTAACCTTGTTAGACTGTTCATGCTTATGCTGAGCTACGAACTTGGCGGTTGGAGTAACTATCTCTAAAGGACATTTAAAGGGTTCATTTTTGACCGTTATAACGCTTTCAGACACAGGTGGTAGATATTCCACACAGTCCTTTAAAAGGACAATATCGGTGTATTTTTGGAGTAATGGGCGCATTTTAGACCGCCAATCAGGCTTAGGCATATAGGCCGGGCGAGGAAGATAGGGTAAATAAGACAGTTCAAAGAACTCCGAACGCCAGACCTTCCAGTCAATATAATGTCCGATATAACAGAGTAGGGAGTGGAGGTTCCAAGGATTTGACCGTACTGGTGTGGCTGTTAGAAGCAATATCGGACAATCATACTTTTTAATCTGCTCATAAAGTTTGGTCGCTAACTGTGATCTAGCTTTCGTAAATAATGGTGATGCAAATTCGTCTGCTTCATCCACGACTATGGCTGACCATTTATGATGTGGTTCTTTTTTAAATTGCTCTTTGGACCAAACAGTTGCTTTAGTATCCCACTTCTTTAAGGTTTCTTCCCACTTCTTAACAATCCGCTTAGTACATATTACCAAAGCATCAGAGTCACGCCCATCATGTAGCCAGACAGAGGCACAAACTGATTTCCCAGTACCACCCTCGTGTGCAAGGATGGCTTTATCAGGGTAACCTCTAGCATATTTAATTTGATGTGGTAATAATTCCATAACTAATAATGGGCAGGAGAGGCTGGCGGAGGCTCAAAACTTACTTAGGTGGTGGCTGTGAGAATGGGCGAACAACTTACCCAAAAGCAACCATATCACTACCTCTTAAAATGCCAGCCTGTTCTGCCCACTATAGTTACACAACTACCACTTCTCAGGTGTTTTACCGTCAGTTATTTCCTTAACATCCTTATCAAAGGTGTCTTCACCTTCTGATTTCTCATTAGCTTGCTCTAGGAAGTACTGAGCATCAGAAGCAACCTGTGCTTTTAATTCAGCTTGGGTGTTGATAACTACCTCAGCGACTTCAGGATCAATCAAGCCTTTGCTCTTAAAGGTCATCTTACGATAGGTGTTAATACCATTAGTCTCCTCAACGGAACCGAGCTCGGTGACTACTGTAGATGGATTAAGCTTCCTGCGATAGTCTAAGAACGACCATTTAGAAGACTGGCTAAGATTACACTGATGTAATTCACCATTATAAATAACATAAAGAATCGTTTCCTCATTTAGATTACTTGATGGCTTACCCTTAGCACTAAGCTTAGGATAACGTGATTGTAATTCCGCTGGTGTGCCACGAGCGATGACGCGCTTATCAAGAAATAATGGAATAATCTGCTCCTTGTCATCATATATTGGGGATGAGATGTACTTATTCAAGCCTTTATCGTAGAAGCGTAATTGCTTGCGATGAAAAGTGATGATAACATCCGCTTTTTCTCCAATATACTTTTTAGTCCAGACCTTCTTTCCTTCTTCATTTACTTCTCCTTCGTCTTTCTCGGTGTAGAAAGTTCCGGCCGCTTCAATAACCTCAATCTTCTTATTCTTACCAGTTCCCTCTTCTTTGATAATATCCTTAGCTAACATACCAAATCGTGGTAGTGACACTCTTGAAGAATCGTCAGCCACTGGATAAGACCCATTCAATACCTCTAACTGCTCTGGTGTTAATACATTATTTTCTTTTTTTGACATATATTTTTATCTTTAAATTTATCTAATAATTTCTCTAATATTGTTTCGACCTAACATTTTTAGACTAGTGTTTATTCCTCGGTATCTGTTCGGTATAGTAACGAACCCCGGGAAGTTCCTTACCTTCTAACATGGCTTTTCTGATAGCGACTTCATTAGGTAAAATATATTCTTTCGGTAACATTGTAACATCCATCACCTCAAAGTTTTTCTTCTCAACAAAAACAGTATTGCCAACACGCTTCTCGGTGCGATCAATATCCTCTAACTTGGACACAGCCTTATCTGTATCTATCTTACCACTCTCCATTTGACTGACTATCTTCTGCTCTTTTGCTTTCTCAAGAGCAATTTGTTTGGTTTGGTAGTTAGTCATTTGTCCTCTGACATGAGCAATCGCACTCTCGTAATAACCAATAACCGGTTTCCAGCGGTTAATCTCGGCCATCCGGGCTTTGTTTAATGGTCCAAGAACCTTTTGTTTTTCTTCCTCAATTCTATCGCTTATTTGATTTAGTTTAGTTAATAAATTCTCAGCCACCAATAAATCGCCATGACTTTTTACTTTCAATTCTAGCGCCTCATTGGCAATCGGTTGCAACTCTTTTTTTATAGTTATCTCGTTCATAATAATATAATTATATATCTAATAAAGTTTATTGCGAGTATTCTAGGGCATACTTACTCATCTCTTCATACGTCTTTTTAAGATAACTTCCGAAGTTTAACACCTCGACTAAGGTATGTTTTACCTTAAAGGGTTTAAAATCATTCTCATCAACAAGTGATATTTTCCTTTCAAAATTCCCGGACTCCTCTAGCTTTGTTGGTAACCAATAAATAAAACAATCAAACTCCTCCGGTCGAATCTTGTGGGTGATATAGATAAGTAATAGGTAGAATAGTAATTGACCAGTCTCTTGTGCACGCTTCTTGTTCCATTCTTTTTTCCCGGTTTTGAAGTCAGCCAGTTGTTTATTCTTTTTAAAGTTCACACCATCGGGGATACCAACCAGTTCTATACCACACATATTCACTTTCATTTTATACTGCATTTCCTCAAAGCGTGGCATGTTGGGTAGGAAGGTTGGATCTTTCTGTATCCGTTCGTCTATCTCCTTACCAAAGATTAACTCCTCAGTGTCAGGTTCATAAATATTCTCCAGATACTTCCTAGCCCATTGTTCACGGTTAAACTCCCAGCTAGAGATAGAACTCCAGGATAATGGGCGTGATTTAAAATTGTCCAGGTGGTGTTGTGACATTGTTGAAATCTTTAAAATCATCAGCTTCGACCTTTCCTTTAATTTTTACATTTCTCCAACCACGGATACGATCAGGTTTGCCTTTATTATTAAGCCCGTCAATTAACCCCTCGGATACGAATGGTACATAGTTTGATAAACGCTTACCAAGCATATCTTTTGTCTGAGTACTAAGATTTCTTTCTTTACAAAACTCCGCATAAGCCTCATACATTTCTTCTTTAGACACCTCTCCGTCATCTTTCTGTTGTAACGCTTCTGAAGCAAACATGGCAATCGAAGAACCGGAACGAAGCATTTCAGTTTTAGTCTGAGCCGCGTTATTGTTATATGTAAAACATCCTTGCTCAAGCAACCTCTCTAATCCTCTCATCGCTAAATTAAACAGCCCAGATCTTTCTTCTTCTGTCTTAAGACTGGCAATAAAATTTGGTATCTTTTTCTCAATTTTATTTTCAAATCGCACAACTATCCAACGATTAAAATAGGCATCGTCATTAGCATCTGAAGATACATCCGGGATACGATTACAAGCAAAAGTAAATTTGCTAAAGTTTATGAAAGAAAATTGATTACCAAATTTATACTCTCCAGTGATTGAGCCACCACCAGTGGCCATTTTAAAAGCACCAGTATCACTAACATCTCTCGCGGACAACTCATCAACAAAGTTACCATGCTTCCCGTATAGGTGGGCGGCACTAAACTTATCTGTATTCATTTTTTGAAGTGAGATAGACGATAAATTCCACTTACCCAAAAGATGGATAAGAACCTCAAGAAGTGTTGTCTTACCAGTATCACCCTCTCCAACGAATATCATCGCTTTTTTAAACATATAGTTACGCAAGAAACAATATCCAACCCACTCTTCAACTGTCAGACGCTGTTCCGGAGTCAAAACCTGGTCAAAGAACGCTTCTGTTTTTGGACAGGTTGCTTTTGGATCATAAATCACAGGTAACTGATAGAGAAAACGATATTTAGGGTCGTGAGGTAACAATTCTTTTGTCTTATAATTAAAGACACCATTTTTAAGGGGAATATAATCAAGGTCCGTCTCTGAAAATATATCACGACTGACCGCAGTCATATCGGCTATCTTATGTAATGTTTCTAGCTTAGCATTTTTATCCACATTATGTTCGAGTATTCGCTGTATCTCTGGAAAAATTAAAGTATTCTCAGCTGGTTTATAGTAACCATCCTGATAGACAAAAAACTCTCTTTCCTTTTCTCCCACAGTAACAATAGAATATTTTTTAACAATATACTTAGCCAAAAGATATGTCCCCTCTTTTTTGTTTTTGAGATATACCTTTACTATTTCAATTTCTTGATCTATTTCGTTCATTGTAGTTTTTTGACTGCTTCTACAAAAGAGCAGTTATTAAGTGTCTGATATATTTTAATTGAATCCCCAGCTGTGTTACAAGAAAAACAAAAAACTGTATTCGTCTTTGGATAATAATGTAATGATGGATGTCTATCATTATGAAATGGGCATAAAGCAACTCCTCGCTTGAAGGTAAGTAAATCAGTAATTAAAAAACTTTTAGCCCTTTCAACATTTAAATAATTTTTAGGTTTATCTTCTAGTATAAAGGTATTTCTTTTAACAATAGCTTCATGACGTTTACGCCAAGGGTCAATAAATATACCATCAACTAAGTCTAACCAAAACCATTTATCTTCCTCTTTAGCTTTCCGGCTAATAATATACTTATATTCTTGCTCGTGATAATTAAGCAAAGCAAGATGTCTTTTAGAATTCCGTAATTGCTTTTGTAAATATTCTTTAGCTTCAGGAAAAATTTTATATTGTTCCATTACTTCTCTTACCGGAGCAATCGGTGCTAAATTAATTTGCTTTGGCATATTAAAATTTCCCAAAAAAATTCCACCAACGACTGCACCAGAGGGTATTCCCTTTGGATCGTTGGCGGAACTTTGTTGGTAAATTTTTTGATTTTTCTGGTGCATACAAATAATTATACTCTCTCTTTTTTTCTTTGCAAGTGTAAAATGTTTATTGCTTGTGGATAACTTTTATTGCATTTAAAAATAGCTATGATATTATATACTCATGATTTCAGAAGAGTCCAGACAACGATATAGTGAAGCGTCTAAAAAAAGACAAGCGCTTATTCCACCAGAGATACGTTCTGCTAGAGCTGTGGTCGCGGCTAAAAAAAGATGGGAGAGAGTGAGCCCGGAAGGTCGTCGGGCACACGCTTTAAAAATGGTTAAAGCAAGACTAAAAGATGTTACAAATAAGTAAAGAAGTTAGAGATTTAGTTGTTAGTATATTAGGTCATGTCCGGACTGATAACGTAAACTTTGATATGACAGTTAAAGGGTTAATAGTTGCCCTTAAAGACCTTAGGGAAGTAGAACAAAAAAAGACCTTAGATGAGGCCTTAGAAGAAAAATTATAGGCAAAATAGTTTTCCCAACCCTATCTCACTCTATCGAGATAGGGTTTTTGCCTGCCCCGTCCAAAGATTAGTTAAAGGTGATAGCGTCTAGTAGTTCCTTTTCAGATTATGTAAATCCTGCAATCTTTTTATTGTTATAGGAGAACGTCTATAATGCCCTGCTTTTTTGTCGCCTTTCACAAACCTAAACTTCGCCCCTGCTTCTAGGTTCTTATAAGTTTTATTATCAAGGGCTTGGTCGCCTTTCAATTTTCTATACCACTCTGGTGTTATACCTTTCTTTACTTCTAATTCAAACTTCTCTCTATATTGCCTAGCTATCATTCCGTGCCGTAAAAAAGCGTGGCTTCCAACTTGCACATACCACTTACCACATACTAAACACTGACACTTATTCTTTGGGTCGGCTACACTAGCCTTTCTATCATTTCTATTTCTCTGCCACTCAGCTTGCCTACTTTTATACTTTTGATTGTTAAACTTATTCCGACACTCCGCACTGCAATAAGTTCTAAACCTGTTATTCACAATTTTTCTACCACAAACTTTACAGTCCTCCCGGACTTCTACTTTGAAAGTAGATCCTTTTATATTTTTCATATTTTTAATAGTTTTTTTCTGGTAAAATTACTCCGACCACTCCTTTATTTTCTCGGTCTATTGCTCTATCTAATTCCTTGTGAGTAAAAAGATAAACACCGCTTTTACCCTCAATTCTGTAATACAACTTTTCTCCGCAGTCTACGCAATAATTGGTATCACTTGCGTCTTTATATAAATGTTCGCATATCTTTTCTATTTTAATGTTTTTCATTGTTTTAATAATGCCCCTGTTTAACGTGCGGGGGAAACACAACCTTTCTGATAAACTTTTTGGCAACAATTCCCGACCTTTGATTTTTGGAATTATTGACAAAAGATTTTTCAAAAATAGTTTCTGTTTTTTTTGTTTGTTGTGGAAAAATGCTTTTTGCCTGCCCCGTCCAAACCCTACTAAGGGGGTTTGAGGGTAATAAAAAACCGATCACTTGTCTATGATCGGCATTTTGTTATAACAAAAAACCGACAATAGCTAGTATTTTGTCGGATTTTGTCATTTAGCGTAATTTGTTTTTACAAAGTAGGCTAGAATTGAATATCGTCTGAGTATTTTTCTCTTGTTAGTAAGTTGAATAATGATTTAGCAGTTCTTTTAATGGCTTGATTTTGACTTTTAATAAAGATTTTTTGAAGCATTTTTAAGAAAACACTTACCTCGTTTTCGCTAGAAAACAAGTTTTCTGTTTTTGGCTCGTTCATTTTGCTCTATCTGATACTCTAACTCTATCAAGTCATTTTCAAGCTCTACCTGTTTTAAGTCATCGCCTATCTCTATCGCTCTACTATACTCGGCATTGAGTTGTTTATACTCGGCTTTTAGCTCGTCTATGTCCTCGCTATAATCAAAGTCGCTTTCATCATATCCATAGCGATCCCATAAAGAATAGTCGTTATACCCATAGGGGTTATCTTGTTTATCGCCAAACATAAACTCTCGGCTTGTTGTTTTTAGCGTTTTTAAGTCAAGCTCGTATAGCGTATGCTCGTCTATCTCTTTTCCAGATCCCTCGCTCGCTAGTCGCATAAAGTCTTTACTCTCGTCTAGTTTTAAAGGTGATCTTTCATTTCTACCATAAAAGACTTTTAGCACTTGGCTATCGTCTTTCGTGGTTTGAATAGCTACAAAGGCAATACTACCTGATATATCTAGCTTGTTTTGGCTTTTTTCAATACCATTTGCAAGCTCTATTGCTAGACTTTCGCTATCGTTAAACATAGTTGAGTAGTAAGTCTTGCCACTAGTGATCCACTCTTTCCTAATTGAAGTTGAATAGTTGAAGCCCTGCTTTTCATGTTTTTCTTTCAGCTTTTGGCTATCCATTATAACTCCATTATGTATAACATAGTAGTTATATCTTAAATTAAGATTTGACACCCGGATAGGGTGAGCCACCTCGGCAAAATTTGGCGTGCTAGTCGGTTGTCGGTGGTGAAACATAATAAGAGATGAAGCTGTAATAGCTTTCAGCTCTTTTCTGATTTCATTTTCGCTTTCCGTTCTAGTTATTCTATCTATCTTGCCCTTTAGGCTAGAAGCTACAAAGCCAAAGCCCTCTACTCCTCTCGTTTTTTGGCTCTCGTATGCTTTTAGCACTTGTTTGACGGCATTTTTACCGTCTTTTCTGATTATTGTTATAATGCCACACATATTATTTATTTTCTGTATTATCGCTTGTAAGTTCATTGACACAAAACTTTTTCGCCCGGCTTTCAAAATAACCTACAATGTCATCATTTAGATCCCATTTCAGCATTTTATAAAGCATTTCTCGTTTTGTTTTTGGATCGGTTATATTTTGGATAGTTTTTAGCATTTCCTCGTTATAATCTTTTCCAATAGCCCATTTCATCAAAGACAAGTTCATTTCAGCCCAAAATAGGATCTTATTTTTGTCTATCGTGCCACTATGATAACGGAGTTCCAGGTGGTTATCCCATAGCAAGCAGTGAAAATTGAAGCCATGATACCTAGTATTGCTGTTTTTTGTCTTTTTGATCTCGTCAATTATTTTTAGATCATCTTGCCTATACCATATCTGCTCTAGTTTTTCTTGCGTTTCAGCGTTCCTAATCTCGGCTATGTTGTAATCGTTCTGCAAAATCTTGCAGTAGTGATTATTTCGCCTAGAAAATGGCAAAAACATCATCAAAACTGGTTCTACATAGTAATAAGTAGTAAAAAGTCTTTTACAGTTTTTTAGCTTGTCCTCGCCTGTAAAACTTTTTGATCCGTCAATGTGTAAGTGAAGCCCACAAGTTTTATCGGTGTAGTAGTCGTTCCGGTTCAAGGTTGAGCAAAGATTTTTGATAAAGTCCTCGCCCGTCTTTCCCTTTAGAATAGGCGTTTGAAACTCCACACCATTATCACCTAGTGATCCATCATAGGATATACCTAAATCGCATGATAGCGTGCTTTCTGCTAGATCATTTTGACTATCATAGTCTTGGCAATAGCACTCTATTTCAACAGCAAAACCTCGTATGGTTTTGATTATATTCCCATGCTTAGTGCTTTTATACTTGTCATTTTGAGATACTTTTCTTGTTTGTAATCCGTCTTGATCGTCTTCATCAAAGTTTCCATATCCGTTATCTCGGCAATACTCGCAATAATCGTTATTGTCGCTATCAACATATCTATTATCTGTATGGCACCACTCCTCACAATGATAGCAACAAAAATGATCGTTCTCACGACACCCCTCGCAATAAGCGGTGTCATTAATGTATGTCATGTCCTCCTGATAAAATACACTCTCACAATCCTCGCAAGTTTGGTAATTGTCATCAAAACAATTTAGGCACACTTGCTTGTCGTTAGGATCAAGGTATTTAGGATCATTTTCCTGTATAATTGTTTGGCATTTTTCGCAATTTATACTCATATTTTTATATTTAATTGTTAAAGAACAAGGATATTGCAAAGACTAGCATTTTGTTTTGTCCTTGCTTGTGCTGTTTATTATCAGCACTAGAGAGCGATCAAACCTGTTTGGCTTAATCGCTCGGCTAGTTATGATACTAGAATAGTCAATAGTTTTAGGATATAGTGTTGCTGTAAGAAGTTAAAAGCTATTGAGAAAAAAGCTATCCAGAACATTATAATTTTTGTATAGTCTTTTTGAATAATCATAGTTTTTCTATTTTATTTATTTGGCTTTTTGTTAAAAACTTATAGCCGGTATGAATAATGAAGCGATTTGATCCCCTGTATTTTTTCTTTTTGTCGGTGTATCTATAAGTGAAGCGGTATAGTTTTTTTATTTTCATTTTTTTTGTTTTATTGCTAGTGATCGACCTTTCATGTAGTAGTTTATAGCAAGTAAAAAAGAGAGTAAAGGGGGATTTTAGCGTAAGTTGTGGATAACTTGCTGTAAATGTTTATTGCTTGTGGTGTTTTTTGTGTTGTAAAATAAAGGTTTTTTAAAGTATGGGTAAAATATGGCTCTATTAAGCCATTATTAGACAATACTTTTTATACTTTGTGTCTGTTTTGATACAGCTGATACAGCTTTTTTTTAGTCACGTCAAAAGTTATGATATACTATTTTATAGTATGTTATAACTATAATTATGGGCTAATGACTTGAAAAAAGCTGTATCAGGTGTATCAGGATTTTATCGCTTGTTATGTTAGATCTTTCAGTTTTTTATTGCTTGTTATGTTAGATCTTTCAGGTGTTTATTGCTTGTTTTTTGTTTTTGTTTGTGATAAAATGTAATGTATGAATAGTGAAGTGAGCTTACTTGATGAAAATATAAGAGGAAATATCAGAACGCTTTGGCTTAATGATAATGACTACAAAACCATTTGTGAAAAATTAAAAATTAGTCAAGGCACTTGGGATAATTATTATTTTTTGAATAGATATGGTTTTCGTGATTTTATACAAAAAGTTAAAGCGGAAAAGTTTTTATTGAACGCTGAAACGATCTCGCAAGAAGTGTTTAATCAAAAATCAGAGGACAACGCAAAAATACTTGCTATCAAACAAAAAGAAGCAGAGTTTATCAGGGAAACTCTCGGAAAAGATCTCGGCTATTCTAAACGCCCGGATAGCATCAACATAAATGTCAATAAAAATGAAGCGCTTGACGATGAACAAAAAAAGCGTTTGACAACCTTACTTGGTGGTGTCAAAATAAACACCGAACAAGTGCTAGAAAATGGCTCAAAACAAGGGGAAAATGGTAATCAGGATATTATAACATAGATTTAAGGGTTAGAAAATAACGCCCGACAAGGTATATTGTGCGACATGGCACAAGTTAAAAAAGAAAATAGGGGGTAGGGTGTTAAAACCAGAACCGAGGAGTTTAATATGAAGGTGCTCAACTGTCCAAACAATTTTTAGAAACTTCAATGGCATACATAAATTATTTTAAGATGGTGGGGGGATACAAAAAATTTCTGGAAACTTCAGGTATTCCAGAAGATCTTTCTAAATTAAATATTAGACAAGTTATAAAAAGAAAAAATATTGCTAAAAAAAATTTAGAATTATATTTTCAATTATTTTCATCAAGCAAAAAAAGACTCGCTTACACTCGTTATATTCGTGCCACAATAAAAGCTTGCCATGATATTCAAACCAAACGTCGCTCACAAGCTGTTGATTATTATTACTCACTTCCTAAGGATCAACGCACTTCAAAAAACTGGATAAAATATACATCATTATTTAGCAACACTGGCAAGTGTTCTAAACAAATACAAGAAAATGCTCAATAGAGAAGCTTTACAGTACCTAATAACTGCTACCCCTGCTGAACGTAAATTCCTAGTGGATAAGGACTTTGCTCTATTCTTTTGTTATTATTATGTAGATTATATTAAATATCCTTTTGCTCCGTTTCACTATGAGATGTTTGAAGATATACAGAAGTTAATTTCTGGTGAATATCGGGAAGTGGCATGGGTGGCGTATCGTGAAAGTGCTAAGACTTCTATTGCTAAAGGCTTTATTACTTGGTTAATTGCTACTAATAAGAAGAAATATATAAATGTGGACTCCTTTGATAAGGAGAATGCTGAGCGAATGTTATTCGATGCTATTCTCGAACTTCAAAAGAACCCTAGGATAATTCAGGATTATGGTGAACTTTATAACGCTAAGCGTAATTCCGAAGAGCTTACTCAGAAGAAGATAAGTAACTTCTTAACTAATAATGGTATTCGTGTGGAGGCGCACTCCACGCAGGAGTCTATCCGAGGTCGTTTGCATGGTGCACAGAGACCAGATGCCCTTATCCTCGACGACTTCGAGACAAACAAGACAAAGGACTCTGAGGCGTATACCAACCAAGTGGCTGGACATATATCGGAAGCTCAATCTGGTATGGATGCTAATGGTATTGTGCTGTATCTATGTAACTACATTACGGAGTATGGGAATGTGGCGGCACTATTCGAGAGATCTAAGACGGACACCCGGCTAAAGGTCCGTAAGGTAGATGTTATCGATACAAACACCAACCTGCCCACTTGGCCGGAGAAGTATGCACTTACCACGGAGGAAGCAAAGGCTAACAACAAGGTATCCATAGAAGATATACGACGTAAACTTGGACCACAGGTATTTAATGCGGAGATGATGAACTCTCCTATTGATACTGATAGCCAAGAGTTCTTACAGACATGGTTTAAATATGTCACACGAGAGGAGGTATTAAGGAAGAATACTAGGAAGTTCGCCTTGATAGATTCAGCGATGTCTAAGAAGTCCGAAAGTGATAATACCGGTATCTCACGGGTGTATGTGGATGTTGAGAACAAGTGGTATGTATCCGGGAAAAAGTACAAGGTAAATGCTAAGTCATTGATTGACCTGCTATTTCAGCTTCATGATGAGGGGATGGAGGCTATCGGTATCGAGACTACAGCCTATACTGAAGGGGTAATGCCATATTTTCAGGAGGAATGTCGAAAAAGGAACAAATATCCACGTATCAAAGAACTAAAACATGGCGGTGTGCAGAAGGAAACCCGTATCAGAGGGCTTATTCCTAGGTATGCCAATGGGGATATATACCATATTGCTGGGGAATGTGATGACTTGGAGAACGAATTACTCAGATTTCCTAAAAGTAAGAACGATGATGTGATGGATTCACTCGCTTATGGTCAACAAATCTGTGCTAAACCGTATCAGACATCAAATTTTACACAAAAAGAAGAAATTATGTATCCGGAAATCGGAATTTAGTTTTGTATTTGACAAAAAATTATGCTATAATAGTGGAATATTAACAAGAACCAACTAATTTTTAAATGAAAGCACAAGAAATACAAGAAATTCGCGATCAATGTATCAAAGAAATTGATTTTGCGCGTAAATACAAGCAAGGAAAGGTGCGTAATTGGCAACTTAATGAAAATCTTTACTACGGAAAGAAGATAGCGACAACCGAATCAAGAGCCAATGTTGATCTTGGGCGAATGCAGGAATTTGTGCATACACTATTATCAAAGGTTAATGAGCCTTTGGTATTTAAATTTACAAAGAGGAAAGAATCACAACTTAAGCGTGTGCAGATTTTGAACGCACTGGTGCAGATAGATCGCGAGAAAGATAATTGGGATATAAAAGATTTGGTAGCGAAGAAGCAGTGTATTCTTTATGGCCGGGCGATTTATTCTTATGCGGCTGGGGATGATAAAAAAGTCTATGCTCCATGTTTGGAGAATATTGATGTATACGATTTCTTGATTGATCCAAGCGCTGGAGGTATTGATATGGAGCGAGCAAGGTTTTTGGGAAACTATGGCATAGTAAAAACACGACAGGAATTAGAGGCAGGAATGAAGTCTGGTTTATATATTAAGGATGAGACAAAACAATTGTTAGATGGTGTTGGTAACAATACTGAGACTCCACAAAATGAAAATGATAAGAGAGTAAGAACACAAGCACAGAATACCACTTATACTAATAAGGAATTACAGGATAATGATAAGTTTAAATTCTGGCAGTGGTGCACAACTTATGGTGGGGAGAGATATGTTGTATTGGTAAATACAAACGGAAGAGCGATACAGATTACTCCATTATCAGAAATGTTTGAGAGTGGTTTTTGGCCTTATTGGTCTTATGCTGCATTTCCAGATCTAACCGAATTCTGGACACCATCTTTTGCTGACTATGTTAGGGAAATGTTTATGGTACAGAACGTATCCATTAACCAAATGCTTGATAATGCTGAGGCGGTTAATAAACCACAGAAGGTGGTGAATATCGGAGCGTTAGAAGATTTGGCACAGTTGAAATACCGAAGAGATGGATTGATTTATACTAAAGGTGATTATGATGCGAATAAAGTTATTCAGACTTTGAATGTTCCATCTATCAATACTCCGATTGAGGTATTTAATGTTCTTGAGAGTATTCAAGAGAAGGCTTCAGGTGTGACAGCTGGTTCTAAGGGTGTGGAGGATACAACCGGGCGATTGGGTATTTATCAAGGGAATCAGATTGCAGCGGCGGATAGATTCCGATTATTTAATAAGAGTTATTCTATTGGGACACAGAGGTTTGCTAAGTTGTATGAATACGGGGTAAGGGAGAATCTTCTTAAGAGAGTGGCAGTACAATTAGTTGGACCAAACGGTGTGGAAATTAAAGAAGTTAGACGAACTGATATATTCAAGAAGGGTGATGACTATGGACTATTGATTGAGGCAAGTAATCAAGAGGTATTGGTTACTTTACAGGAGATGCAAGAAAAACTTAAGTTCCTTGCTTCACAAGCCCAGAATCCAATACAGAACCCAAAGAAGGCGTATGAGATTTCAGCTAAGGTGGCAGGATTTACGCCAGAGGATATTAGAGAATTGTTAGATACATCTGAGTTTGGGAATAGTGAGATAATGTCAGAGGCCGACAGAGATATTGAGTCTCTATTAGCTGGTGATAACATTAAACCAAATAAGTGGGCGAATAATGCTTATAAACAGAGGATGGTCGATTACCTTAAAGATCACGAAGAAGATATTGATAATGAACAGTTCCAGAGAATCGCATTATATATTCGTTCTTTGGACCAAATCATTATTGGAAACGAAGTTAGAGCATTTAATACCGGTGTAGTAGAAGATATAAATAATCAATCAGCCATGTTATCTGGTCGATTATTAAAACCATCAGCACCCAAGAACGGGGTAGGGTTAGAGGGTGGTAATCAAATATTTAATAATCCCGCACAAATATAAATAAATGAACGATAAACCAATATACGAAGTAATTAGTAATCACGAAGTGCCAGAACTTTCTACAATTAAGAAAAGCAATATTACTGTAGAAATAACTTTAGCAGATACATTAAAGGCAATTGAGCAGAATAAAAAGAGTATAGAGAGTTTGCGAGCAGAGATGAATATTAAGGAGGCATTGAAGATAAATGTAAAACAAAATCATCCAGAAGCATTTGATATTGATCCAAAATTAAGAATTGCTGTTCATCTTTTACAAGAGGCTGATAAATTTCTTGATCAAGCAAAAAAGGTTATGACACAGTTAGAGGATGCTAATAAAGAATTGGAAGCCGAAGTAGAAGAAATTAATATTCAGACTGGGATTAAAGCAATGACAACAGATGAAAAATTAGAATTATTAAAACAAAAAGACGAGTTAATTAAAAAATAATATGCCAAAAAGAAAATTACCAAAAAATTATAAAGAAAGTACATTTTTTACAATGAAGGCTAATCCTGAAGGAGCCTCTATTGGAAATTTTGTAAATAATATGAAAAGAATTCCAAGAGCTTTTAGCGAGGTTGGAACTGCTATCATAAATAATAATACTCCTGCAAGACGTAAGCATAGAAGAAATGCTATGCCAATGAATTATAAGAATCCAAAGTATAAACCATCTAGTGGTATTGGAGTTGGTTATTAAAAATAATTAAACATCTATAATGGAAAAAATAGAAGAAATTAAGGATGATATAAAAAAGTATTCAGCAATAGGTGCTATTTCTTCTACTCCTGGTGGTAAAATTGTAATTGAGCGTATACAAAAAGATATAGTTTCAAATATTGATGAATTACGCAGTAAATATAAAACGATTAGTCATGTAGAGATGATAGCTCTTTGTGCTAGTCTATCAGAAAAGTTAGCTTTATTGAGGGTTCTTAATAAATCTAAGAAATTAAAAAAAATAGCAGAAGATGAATTAAAATTTCTTCTTAAAGAAGAATAGGCACTCGTGTGGTGCCACATGCCACTTGCTCGTTCCAGGTGGCAGTTGATACCATACGAAATTGTTTTTGACAAAAAAATATGGTATACTGTTTATTAAGAACGACCCTGAGTTGGGTTAAAACTTTTTCCAGAATTGAGACTCTGGTCCTAAAGGAAAATAAATCTCCGATGCGACAGCGTTAAAGCGTTAAAATATGGCCGACGAGACCAAAATCACTCCTGCTCCTGAGGAGGCAAAAACAGAGGAGAAAGCAAAGGTAGAAGCTAAGACCGAGGATACCAAGTCTGAGGTAAAAGATACCAAAATAGGCGATGTTATTAAGACCGATGCCAAGCCACCTGAAGAGGTAAAGGCTAAAATGGTGCCAGAAGCTGTCTTCTTGGAAGAGAAGAATGAGCGCAAGGCATTGGCTAAGGAACTTAAAGAAGTTAAAAGACTTCTCGAAGAAGGTGCTTCACGAAAGGAAGTATCTGCTGACGTAAAGGAAATCGCCGAAGAGTTTGGTCTCACTGAACAAGCGGTTTCAAAACTGATTGCTAAAGTGGGAGAACAAACAAAGGCAGAGTATGATAAGGAGATAGAGGCAAAACTGAAGCCAATTCAAGAGAAGGAACGTGCAGAGAATGTTGAAAAAACATTCAATGAACACTTCGAAAAATTGATGGAGGCTATGCCAGAGTTCAAGGGTATAGCATCGAAAGATGTAATCCGAGCGCTCACCATGGATCCAAGAAATGCCAATAAGACTTTCGCTAAGATACTTGAAGAATCTTACGGTCATCTAGTCACCGGTAAGAAAACTTTAGAAAAAGCACAGGCTAGAGGTGGTGTGTCAGATGCCACTGTAGATATTAAACGAATGGCTCACGACATGGAGTATTATAAGGAAGTTGCTGCTAACCCAGAACTTTTCAAAAAATACAAAGATGCTACGTTTGCTGAGCGAATGAAATATCTATAAAAGTAGAACGAGCCACTGATATTTATTCATTAATTTTAATAATAAAATGGCTTTAACAGACTATAAAGTAGCTTATGACATGACCTATGAAGAGGTCTTTAATAAGGTACTTGTCGCAAAATCAATTGCGAATATGAGATACGAACCAACTTTGACCTTCGGTGGTTCTGTCACGAGATTTATTTACGATGCGTCAGCAGTTCGCGTTCGAACTGTATCCCGTGGTTCTGCATCTACTATTGATGCTATCACTGACTCAACTGAGGCTTTGACTATCAACCTTGAAAAGGAAGCTGTATTCTACATCTCTGATGGTGAAGTAAAGCAGACTGGTCCTTTGAATCCAGGTGAAGTTATCGGTTCACAAGTCGCAGTCAAGGTGGCTACTGATTTGGATGCTCGTGTATTAGCAGAAGTTTTGAATGCTGCTTATGCGTTTGATAATGGTGACTTGACTACTGGTACTTCAGACGGTACTGGTATTTCATTGACTTCCACAACTGTTCCTCAGATGGTTACTCGTATGCCTGCAAAATTGCAAGCACAAAACCAAGTTTTGACAAATATGGCTTTGGTTGTTGACCCTTACATCGCTTCAGACCTTGCTCAATACCTATTGGGTAAGCAGTTTGATGTTGTGAATGCAATCTGGAAGAACGGTTATGCTGGTGATGTATCAATGGCAGAGGTTTATGTTTCAACTAACTTAACCTCAACTGCATTGTTTACTGATGCTGGTTTAGCTGATGGTGAGACTATTGTAATCAATGGTGTGACTTTCACAGCAAAGACTACTCTTGGTTCTACTGCTGGTAACTTTGCCCTTGGTGCAAATAATACTGAAGCTATCGCTAACCTTGTTGCTTTGATTAATGATCCAGCTACGACCACTTCAGTGGGTGTGGCACTTGCCGCTGCTGACATTGTGAAATTCACTGATACCTATAAGATATCAGCTGTTGTTACAACTGCCGCTTCTTCATTGACTATCACTGCTGTTGGTGCAGGAAGATTAACTCTTTCTGACACTTGTGCTTCTGGTGCTTGGACTTTGAACACCTTACACTGCTACTATGGTAAGAAAGGTGCTATCGACCTTGTTGTACAGGACATTAGTTCTGTAGACATGAGAGAGACCGCTGATAGACGTGGTACTAACGTGTTCTCTAGCTATCTTGCTGGTTTGAAGACGTTTACTGATGGTGCTAAGAAATTCTTGGACGTTAAGATTGCAGTCTAAATCCAGATTGTTTTCTTACTTTGCTCAGGTTCTCGACCACCTGAGCAAAATTAAGAAAATAAAAAAAATGATAACACAAGAATTTATAACTTATACACTAGGAATAGTTGCATTACTTAATGTTGGAGTTGCTATATGGAATTCAATTAAAAAACCCCAAGAGAAAAGCGAAGTGAATGATGCTGTATTTTGTGAGAGAATGAAGAACTATGAAAATTCTACAGAAAAATCAATTCAACTAGCACTTAATCACTCACACACAGTTGAATCAAAACTTGATGGTCACATAAAAGATAACCAATCATTTGCCTTTGAAACTACAAAGTCATTATCAAAAATTGAAGCCTTATTAGAACAACATTTAAAACAATAAAATGTTAACATCAGAAATTATATCAAAATTTGAACTACAAGTAGATGACAGCACCGAGCTTTCATCCGCTGAAGAATTAGATTTAGCGAATAAAATATATCAACAGGTTTGTTCTTTTAGACCTTGGGAGTTTTTGAAGAAGACAGCTACTGGTTCTATTGTCGCTGGACAGATAACTTTACCAACAGATTTTGCATACTTAGCTAATAATTATCAATCAAGTGATTCTTCTGTTGCTACTGAATCAGAAACCGCTCCTAAGGTTGTATTCGTAGGAACCAACCTTGATCCTTATCGTGTTATAAACTTCTCAGACAGACGACAATACGCTAATCAGAATGTTTGTTACATTGACCATAGTAATTCTACGATAAAATTTATTGTAACCCCATCAGCTACGACTTATGAGTTTGATTATATTAAAGTGCCAGAAGATTTGACTCTTACTACTTCTCCAATATTTCCAGCAAGATTTCACGATATTATCGCCTATGGTATGGCAGCTGATGATTATGTTATACAGCAGAGTGATTTAACTAAAGGTTTAATGCAGGCAAATATGAAGAAGTATCAGGAAGTATTAAATGATATGTCTTATTGGAACGCTATGCAAATAAATAATTAAATGAGCGATAGTATAATTAACGCATTTTCAAAAGGAACATGGAATGTAGGTTCAGATGAGAACATACCAAAAGACGCCTCTTCTTATTCAAAAAATTGGCTAACTCGTGATGGGTATGTTGTTCTTTCTTATGGTAAACTTCTAATTGGTGCCCAGGGTTCTATTGGAAAAGTATATTCAGAACATTTCGGCTATAAAGTAGATGGTACTAAGGTACATTATAGAAAGATAAATTCTAAGATTCAATATCTTAATGGTTCAACTTGGACTGATATCATTACCGGGCTTACAGCAACCGCTGATTATACTTTTTCTAACTATTCTTCACTCTCTGGATCATATACTTATGTATCTGGTGTTGATGGTATTTGGAAAATAATCAATTCTCATCCGGCTTCTCCAATTAACGTCACTAATACTTCTAAAAATTTTAAAGGATATTCAATTATTGATAAAGGTAGGATGATTCTTTGGGGTAGGACCGAAAACCCAACTGGACTTTATGGTTCATATATTGATGCACAAGATTCAACCGTTTATACTACAGTTGCAAGTGAAGCAAAAGGAGCAACGACTTCTGGTACTTTAGCTTTTAAAGCTGGAGGAGCTACTCGTTCTTGTTTCGGAATACAATTAACTATCACATCTGGAGGAGAAGTATTTACTGATGACTATAAAGGTAATCTAACAGGTTCACTTGGTGGTACTGGTACTATCAACTATGCGACTGGGGCTTGGACATGTTCCGTCTCTGGTGCTGGTACGTTTTCTTATCAATGGGAAGATTCTAATGCAAAGGGTGTAACTGATTTTTCTTTTACTGCAACAAGACTTGCAGGTGAGGGGTGGAGAGTACCACAAGACGTTGGTGGTGATCCGATTATTTCAGTATTGGTTGGTGTAGATGGTGCTTATTATTCTATTAAACAGCAGTCTGCTTATCGGTTAGAGATATCGGCTAATGATTTAACGATTACCAATGAAGTCTATCGTCGTGAACTTGGTATGCCATTTTTACGAGCGGCGGTATCGACAGCTAAAGGTATTGTATTTATGAACACCTCTAATTCCTCTGATCCTAAACTGACAATATTAAGGAAGAATGAAATTGGTACAGAGGTTGAACCATACCCACTATTTCCACAATTCGATTTTTCTAATTATGATTATGATGAATGTAATGTTTATACACATGATAGGTATGTAGTTGTAGCATGTAAGGAAAAAAATACACCGATAAATAATAAAATATTACTTTGTGATTTAACCACTGAAACTGTTGATGAAACTGAATTTCATGCTCGTTCTTTCGCTCAAGATGGTGATAATTTATATGCCGGTTCTTCATTAACAGAATCAACCTACTTAATGTATGATGGTTTTGATGATGATGGATTATCAATTTCCAACGAATGGATTTCTAAAGGTGAACAATATGAGGCATTAGGAATTGCCGAATCACTGAAGAAGATTAAGAAATTAAGAGTGAAGGGTTTGATTGATCCAGATCAAGCGCTTGAGGTATATGTATCTTATGATGATGCTGGTTATGCGCTTGCCGGTACAATATTGGGTTCTGGCACCTATACAGACTTTAATACTCCACAGTCTATCGGTGGAAACTTAGTTGGCACAGTACAAATGGGAGGTGCTGATTTATCTTTGGCTTATCCTTTCTATGCTGAAATCAAATTAAAATGTCCAAAATTCCGTAAACGTAATGTAAAATTCGTTGCAAAGAGCATTGGATACTGTGCAGTTGAAAGTTTGATGGATTGGAATATCTCAAGATTTGAGGGACGTGTTCCAAAACGATTCCGTACTAAGCAGAACGCCAGTGTTGACGGAACGCAGGTGGATATTTAGTAAAAATTATGGTATTATTAGTTTATAATTTAAAATAATTTTATGGCCTTACCAAAAATTGTAGCAGATCTTGAAACATCACTTGCTGCTAAAATAGCAGTTGGAGGAACTACAGGTACTTTAATAAGTAATGTAGATGACGATGGTGTTACTCTAGCTGATGGAACTTATTACTTCACTCTCGACGGGAATAACTCTGCTAAAGAACATATTAAATGTACTAAAACAGGTACAGCTCTATCTGATATATATTCTGTCTCTCGCCAAGGTGTTGAAACATCTGGATGTGTTCGTGAACACCGTGTCGGGGCTAAGGTTATTATGACCGATTATGCTACTTATAAGAACTATTTTGAAGCTGCAGTTATTTCTGGACCGGGTTCATCTACTGATAATGCTATTACAAGATGGAATGGAACAGGTGGAAATGTCTTACAAAATAGTTTAGTTACAGTTGATGATAATGGATCTATAAATATACCTACTGGTCAAACATATAAAATAAATGGAACAGCTTTGGCTAAAGGAGATGTTGGACTTGGAAATGTTGATAATACATCAGACTCTACAAAAAATTCAGCTACAGTAACTCTAACTAACAAAAGAATAACACCACGTATTACAACAATCACTTCTTCAGCTACACCAACTGTTAATTCAGATGATTGTGATACTGTAACAATTACAGCTCAAGCAGCAAATATTACATCAATGACCACTAACTTATCTGGTACTCCAACGAACTTTCAGAAACTGATTTACAGAATAAAAGATGACGGTACAGCTAGAACTATTACTTGGGGAGCTTCGTTTGCCGCTAGAGGTGTTGCTTTACCAACAACGACAACTATCTCAAAGGTCTTAACTGTTGGATTTATATACAACACAGTAACTTCAACTTGGGATTGTATAGCATCAGCTCAAGAATCTTAAAACATTATGGCATTAACAGATAACCTAGTCTCATACTGGAAGTTAGATGAATCTTCAGGCAATGCTTCTGATAGTGTTGGAAGTAGAACTCTAACAAACGTTAATACTATTACTTATTCTGCTGGTAAAATAAACAACGGAGCTAATTTTGTAACGTCTTCTTCTCAATATTTTACTTTTACTCCAATCGGTTTATCCAATACCTCATTCAGTATCGCTGGGTGGTTTAAAATTGGAACAAATCAGGAGGGTATGATTTATAGTGAGGGTATATCTGGTAGTGCTAATCCTTTCATTTCGATCGGTAGGGCAGGAGGTACTGGGTCAGATTGGGAATTGGTTGCTAGAGACGGTTCTTCGGTTGGTCTAGTTTCACAGTTTACAGCAGAAGTAACTCGTAATGTTTGGCATCATTTTGTTTGGACAATGACGACAACGCAATCAAAACTGTATTCTGATGGTGTGTTGATTAGGACAGATAGTTTTACTGCAAATTCATTTACTGCTAATGTTGGAAGAATAGGTGATAGAAAAAGAATAAACGAAGAAAATTATTTTGGCGGTTCTCTTGATGAAATAGGAGTTTGGACTAGAGTTTTATCAGCAGATGAAGTATCTCAATTATTCAATTCAGGTAGAGCTAATGCCTATTCTTTTACAGCAACACCAAGTCTTTATGGTGGTGTCAGTTACTGGAAATTTGATGAAAGTAGTGGAGATGCCTATGATTCAGTAAGTTCTAATACATTAGTAAATACAGGTACTGCCACTTTTGCCTCTGCAAAAATTAACAACGGTTTAACCTTAAATGGTACTAATCAACATCTGAGAACAGCCAGTACCGTCTTAGCATCTGGCACTGCTGTAAGCGTTAGTGTTTGGCTAAAAAACGGTAGTGCTAGCCAGGGTATTGACGTTACTGTATTTTCCTGCCAAAACGACAACTCCGGAGGTTTTTTCGTAGCTAAATCAACATCTGGAAGCGGAAACGAATATAGCCTTGTTTATAGTAACGGCACAGCATATCAAGGTTTTGGTACTGGTACTTTTGCTATATCTACATCGAATTGGGAGCACTATGTATTTATTATAAACGGTAATGCTAGATATGTTTATAGAAATGGTGTTCAAATTGTGAGTGATACATTAAGTGGAAACATTAGTCTAACTACTGCCTCAAGATTGACCTTAGGAAATTATCCATTGATATCCGCTGATAGGTGGTGGAACGGGCGTCAAGATGAATTCGGTATCTGGTCTCGTGCTTTATCTTCCACCGAAGTAACAGCACTTTATAATTTAGGTAATGGATTACAGTATCCTTTTACTGCCACATCAACGGGTAATTTCTTTTTAATAATTTAATAATTTAATAATATGGCATCACTAGATCAATCAACAAAAGATTTTATAAAGAAACTCAGAGATGAGGGAATTATTACTGAGAGTCAAAAAAAATCTGAGAATAAACTTAAGGAGTATAATAAATCTCAAAAGAAAACATCAACACCGGTTACCACACCAACAGCACCGGTCTCTTCCTATACCGGCCCATCAATTGTTGATTATCTATCTTCTACCGGTCAAGCATCTGATTATGCTTCTCGTGCCCAATTAGCTGCTGCTAAGGGTATTTCCAATTACACTGGTACTGCAGAGCAGAACACCCAGCTTCTGAATACATTAAGGGGTGGTGGTAGTACAACCACAGCACCAAGTACTACTTATACAGCTCCAGCAACTACACCAACACCATCAGCAGTTTCTAACATGACTCCGACAGATTTTGTTAAACATCTTGTTTCAATTGGTGCAGTTAAACCAGAAGATGAAGCTAGATCAATCGGTATTGCTACTGGTGGAGCAACAAAAGACACTCCGTTTGATATCAGCCAATATGTTCCAAAGACAGATAAAGAAATCGCCGACACTGAAGAGCGTATTCGTGTTCTTAAAGAAGAAGCTGCTAAACCAGAGACAGACGCAGAGGCTAGAGACAGAATTACTGCACTATTTCAGAGAGAAATTGATGCCCTTAATGCTGCCTATGCTCAACAAAAAATAGAAGCAACTAAGGCCGGATTAGCTAATCTCGGCACTAATCGCGCTTCACAAGCTCGATTTGGTCTGCTTGGTTCAACATTTGGTGAAGCTGAAACTAAAGGTATTGAAGAAGAAACTACAAAAAAGAAAGAGGCAATCGATGTTGCAAATCAGGCTGCTTTAGCTCCTGTCTATAATCAAATAACACAAGCAGTGATGGAATCACAAAAAGCAAAACAAACAGCTCGTGTCAGCTCTCTTGAAGATTATCTAGCACAGTTAAAGAGTGCTAAGGAGACCAAAGCCACAATCGCCGCTAATGCTATTCGTAATATTATTGTTAATGGTGCTAAACCATCTGATAGTGATCTTGATAAGATGGCAAAACAGATTGGTGTAGACCCAGCGGTATTTAAGGGAGATTATAGAACAGCGGTGAAGAAACAAGAACAAGACTCGGCAAGTCAGTATGATGATTTAACTTTATCTGAAGGACAGAGTAGATTCGTCTACAATTCTAAGACAGGTAAATATGAAGCAGTCGCGAATGTGCCGAAGACGTATAAGGCATCCAATGAGGATGATGTATCTAATAGTAGCTTCTTGGATATTATGCAAGAGGCCATCGATGCTGACGCCACACCAGAGCAGGCTGCTAGAGAGGCTGCTTCTCTGTCTGAGTCAATGGGTATATCTGTGACTCAGCCACAGTTAAATTCTTGGGTCAGTCAAGCAAGAAATTTAAAAAAGCGAGAGATCAAGTCTCCGACAACGACAGAAGAAGAAGAACCTAGCTGGTGGCAAAAAATATTAAGTAGGCCGGTTAATCGACCTGTCTACTCGAAACCTGTAGCTTCTTCCATGGATAATCTGTTAAAAACAATGGAAGCGCAAAATCAAGCGACAAATAATTTTTTTAATAATCTTTTTAATCAATAAATATGACTTTTATACCCGGATCAATAGCTAAAAAATATACGGGTGAATCAACAGTAAAGGATACTAAATCTTTTGTTCCAGGTTCTGTTGCTTCGAAGTATTCACAAACAACCAGTAAATCTGGTGGATTTGTGCCTGGTTCTATCGCTTCAAAACATGGTGCTGGTAAAGCTGATACTAAATCATCTTCCGGTCTGTATAATCTAGCGGTTCAAAACGGGTTACAAAAACAAGCTGATAATATATTAAAGAGTCAATCTGGAGAAGATACGAAAAAGATTTTTTCTGGTGGTTTTATTTCTGATGTGTTTGATGTTCTAAGCGCTCTCCAATATGGTGTAACCGGTGTATTAAAAGGTAAAGGTTTTGCAGAGGGCGTTAAGACAAGGCAATCATTTGCAGATAAAGATGCACTTGGTGATAAAGGTATTCCGGGAATTATTGGTGGTATTGCTTTAGATATTGCTGTTGATCCATTAACCTATATTGCTCCATGGACTATTGCTAAGAAAATTCCAATGATTACCAAGGGGGCTAAACTGGCAGAAGAAGCAGTATTTGGTAAGCGTGTAACAAAAACAATTGAAGAAGGAGAGGGTATTGCTAGTACTGTTGGGGAAGTAGATAATGTTGTTAATAATACTATCCACCAAGCCAAAGCATCTGACCAATCTTTTGATTTTAAATTAAACGAATCTCTTAATGAAATTTTGAGTGATTATCAACCTGGAGAAAAATTATATTCAATTTACCAAAAAGGAAAAATATCATCAGTAGATGATATAAACTATGTAATTAGAGAAATTAACGACCAAGTTAACCCGGGCGGTCTATTATCTGATAGGTTTAATGATGCTGAAATAATTGGTGATAAAATCAAAATAAAGAAATTGAATAAACTTCAAAATGATTTAATAAAAACAAAGTCACAATTAGAAAAATTAAAACAAGAATCTTTTAAAGCAAAGTTAGATAATGTACCTGTTAAAACTAGCACAGAGCCTGTATCAATGGCACAAGAACTACCTCAAATCCTTCGTGGTACAAAGGGAATGACAGCAGATAATATAATGGCTACTCACCCGGACATTAAACTTAAAAAAGATGTCCCAGCTACCGATATTCATGGCAACAAGGTAAAAATACCTGATGGTGAAGTGCTTACTCCTTATGAACTCAAAGGAAATAAAATCCTATTACAAGACGGAGAAACTTATATCGTATCAAAAGCTCAATTCCAAAACATTAAAGGACAATCTGTTTCAAAAGAAGTTAAAGAGTTCGCACCTGAATTTAAAGGGTTGGAGGAGACAGTGAAGGGAA